ATATGAAGCACCGCCCTGCTGTATAAATGCATAAGTGTTAAAAAATCCAGAACCGCTTGTATGATTATTAGTACCTTGACCTGATGTGTGATTACTCTTCCACTGGTGCATGTATCTCCAAATATACCTAGAGCCATTATCTAAGTCATGTCCACCAGGTGTTATACGAGAATCTATTACAACTACAAGCTCACCTTCAGACTGGTCTGTAGAACCATATTTAGAGCCTGACGGCCAAATTCCTGTATGTGCGTTTATTGCTTGTGTTCCTGCTTGGTCAGAACCTGTTGACCAAACTCCATTTTCTGGATTTTTCCATTGGTGTCTAGGACCTCCTAATAAAGTTGTTGTTGCAGTTATATCATAAAAGCTTGTATCAATTTCACCTTCATAATGCAATTCGTCTTTTGACGAATCCAAAGCTTTAACCTTAGGTCTTTCTAATAAATTAGGTTTAACCAAAAGACCTACCTGAGCATTTGCTCTTGCAGGTAATATATGTTCTATCTGACTAAATAATGTATAATCAAGGTGTCTTAATATTTTTATATAATCATGAAATGAATAAGGATTTATATGCTTGTACCAATAATGGTGTCTTAAAATTCTAAGTCTTTTATACTCATCATCTCTATAGTCTAAAGGATTACCTACATAATTACTAAATTTCGCACCTGCTATTTCCCTAGCTATATCTAAATCTATTTCAAAGTGAGGTGCAAAATAAACACCTAGTCTATTAGAATCAAGTGGAGCAGAATCAAATTGACTTCTTTCATTTTTTCTTCTGCTATCTAACCTACCTGTAAGTACAGAGCTTTCTATTCTTGTCTTGTCAGTATATTCTCTTGTACCTACCAAGTCTGGCATCGCTGTATAAAATCTTTCTTCTTCATGTGGCCAGTCGTTTTCAATATCCATTTCAAAGCCACTAGCTGTCATGTTTGTTGTCAAGTCAGTAGCTACTCCATAAAATCCGGCGTATGGATTCGAAAGTCTAGGAGCGGATGGTGCAGAACTTGATATTATTGCTTTTCCTGAATTTGCCTGTACTCCCCAACCTGAAGCATCAGATTGAGAAAATCTATTTAAGTCGGCACCTAAAGAATACCTAGCCGTTAACTGGCCATAAGAACCTGTTGCTCCATAACTTTGTATTTGTAAAGCGTCTCTTGTGTGATTGTGAAAAGGCTTTAAGTCATTCCAGTAGTCCAAAGCTACTTGGTCTGCATAAGGGAAGTGCCAAAATCTAACTTCTTGCATAGAACCTGAAAAATTACTATATGCAGCTTCAGGATGTGATGGGTCGTGCACACCTCCAAATAATATACGCTGGCCTTTATTCCATTGATTCGCGCCATCTTCACTTGCAGATACGAACATAGAACCTGTATGTGTTATTCTATTATTTGCGTGGTCAGCTGCTTTTGCTATTGCAACATGAAAATGTTGCTGGCCTGAATTATATGAAGCTGTAGTTCTAGATACTTGTATATTCCACCAATCATTATCATAGAAAGGAAAATAAGTGGACATTGTTGCTATTGAGTCTCCCGCAACACCGTCATTAAAGAAGTTTGCAGTTACTCTACCAAAATTATAATATCCTGAAGCTTTATTACTAGAGCTTGGATGAGGTTCAATACCTACATGCATTTTTGGCCATGTAATTATAGAATACGAAGCTGGAGTCCAAGTATTAAATCTGACTTCAACTGCATCAGGAACTCTGTTTACTGCACCGTCCATTGGTGATGCTGGTGCCTTTTGCCATTGAGCTTCAACATGCTGACTTCCTGTAAATTCTAGCGAATATGTAAACTTGTCATATTTAACATATGAATCTTCACTTTTTAATTTTTGAGGACCTCCATATTCAAATACACGTAAAAGTGTAGGGGGTAAACCATAGGTTGCAACTAATGCTTTTATACCTCTTTCACTTCCTTTTGTTTTAAGAAGATATGGAAGATTGTTTAGCATTCGCTTCCAAGTTTCTCTTGACATTTCTTCTCTTGTCATAGAGCCAGACATTTGCTGAAGTGAAGCGTATGTATTTTTTATCGAACCTGATATTGCACCTGAAGGCCCTGGTATAAATGCAGATGATGCACCTAAACCAAAAGATGACGATGCGACACCATAAGCTCCATCAGAATCTAAACCTAAAGCATATTCCCATAAATCTTGAAAATGAAAACCTTGATATGATTCCCAGCCAAGAGAAGCAAGAACATTATACACTAAGTCTTTTGATAAACCTTCGTATAAAGGATTGTCTCTTTTATGTATTTGAAGTGACTGAGATAGATATCCCCAAACCTCATCATAATGCTGGCCAACCATATTTGTAAATAATAAATAGTTTGAGTTAGCTTCATCTTCTCGTATATGAAAAGGTATAGTGTTTTCAAGATTGTGTTCATTTTTTACTGTATCCCAATCTAGAGCTACGTTTGATTGAGAAGCGAACCATGCAGTAGCTTCGGTTGAATCGACAGTAGCATTTGTATATGGCTTTGATGTATCTGTCTTTGGCCAAGTCTTAGGATAGAATTCTCCTACAGATTCTGAAACATAAGACGATGATTCATAATATAAAAATCTTTCATATCCGTCAAATCCATTTTTTACAGCTTCGACTTTATCTTCATACTCTGCTATATTTGTATTACCAAACGTTGTTGGTGTTGGCATAGCATTTAATACAGCAAGAGAAGATGAGTACTGTTCTAGCAACCTCATTTTATATTTGAAATTCTCAAGTCTTTCGACAGCAGAACTAAAGTGTACAAAGTTTTTATAATGTCTATAATCTACATTGTTTTCTGTTTGTGTAGCAGATTGAGATATAAACTTATTCATCAAACTCTGCTTGTTGTTTTTATTAGAACCTAATATATCATTCCAACTTTGCCATCCTGATTCACCTACTTTTAATGGAGTGTTTAATTCAAAGTTAGGTAAAAGAGTTTTTGTACCTGAAGCCATTTCTTCAATTGGTATCAGCTTTATATTCTGACCAATTGAATCTATCATTTCTTTTACAACCCAAAGATTATCTTTAGGTAAAATATCTTTTGGTAGTGCCTCGTACAGCTTAAATATTATGCCATCGCCTTCTTCACCATCCCATATCCAGTTGATAACCAGTGCTTGTTTATCACTACCAAAGTTAAGTAATAAATCATCTAAACAATGTGATAATCTAGGCTCGTTATCTGTAGATATTCTACTTTCATATGAACCTTTTTTACCGCCTCCTTCAGTTTTCTTTTGAGCAAATTCTTTTATGTCTGATAAAAATGATGCGTTTGTATCTAAAGATTTTACTCTAACTTCTTTACGTGATGGAGATATTTCTGATATAAATAATTGTTCTACACCTTCTTCACCAAGTATGTTTCTAAAGAAATTAAATTTTACATTATAATCTCCTTTCGTATATCCAAATGCACGAATACCTCTGTGTAAATCTAAAGATATATGTGGTGTTGAAACATTGTCATAATATTGTACTAAGTATTTTTCTTGATATTCTGAATCAAGTAATGTCTCACCACCATAAATGTGCATCTCTACATTATCGGTAGCGTGTTTACCAAAATTTGTATATATCTTTTTTCCAAGTATATTCTTGGAATCCTGTGGTTTATATCTGGTTATTCTTTGCGCCATATTCTATCCGGGTGTAGGAAAGTCCCATTCAAAGGACCTATTATCTTTATCAAAATACCATTTATTATTAGATTTTCTATGATATATTCTTACAAACTCTTCATTTTCATAATCATAAGAGAATTTATTGTCGAAAGGTGTATATCTTTCGTCATGTTCATTATCTTCTCTTTCGACCCAAGTATAATTACCTGTAAGTATCTCTTGTTCACCTACGGTCATTTTAACTTCTCTTATTTCACCAGGTCTTCTTACATATAATTCAAACGCCTTAGAAAATACTCGGCCGTTCATATTGCTAGCCTCTAATGTGTATGTACCTATAGCGTCTCTTTGTATGTTGCTTATTTTGAGCTCTCTTGTATTACTTACAATTTTCTCTATAACATTAACATCATAGTTTTCAGTACCTGAACTAAATCTCCAAGTATATTTTATATTGTCTCTATTAGGTTCATCTTCACCAAATGGTATGAAGTTATAAGCATTTGCAACAACAAGAAGTTCGTGATTAGACATAATTGCATACTGACCTTCTTTACCTTTTAGTCTAGGTATAATTGGAGGTTCGTTTTCAAGCATGTTTGTATTCTGTCTACTTCCGCCTACTATTTGTCCAGAAATATTTCTTATTTCTAAGAAGTCAATTGTAGGTAAATCATCAGACGTTGTAGGAACAGTAGACTCTAACTCTGTTATTTTCATATCATCACCTAACACCTTGTGAGCAGATTCTTTTTGTATACATGCTCGACCTGAAGCTATAGTAAAAAACTTCCAATCAACTTCCAGTGCCTGATGAGATATAAGGACACCTCCTTCTGACATCTGCTCCTCATTCAAATCTGTATCAAGAACAAAATCAGTAGTGTGCGCACCATTTGGCTTGAATTGGTCTTCTCCTCCAAATTGTACTTCTATATTCTGATATAAATCTTTTATTGAAGGTTCTACTACCTCCTGAACAACTTCCTTAGATTTGTCGTTGCCAACATGAGAAGTTCTAATGCTATAATCTTTGCCTACAAAACCTTTATCATATTTAGTTCTTCTTACACGTCTGCTTTTAGCGCCACCGGCTCTTGACATATTTCTGTTATTGTTACCACTACCGTATGCCATCTATTATCTCACTACCTTAAACGTATCTTTAATATCAAAATATGAGTAGTCAACTGATGCAGTTGTTTCTCTATATCTTAATTGTATTCTATAATCTCTTTCTTCAAACAAGTTGTCTGAATGTATTTCAAAATAATTACCGAGTGTTGAGTGACAAGAAAGATGAGTATATGTATTATCGTGAGGTATTATAGTTTCATTTGTCTTTACATCAATAATTGAATAGCATATATCTGCTGATTCTGTTACGTGTTTTATAGCAAGATTAGCTGAAGTGTTTCCATAAGTTTTAGTAGGATATTTTGCTCTTCCTGGTGTATAAAACCTTATTTTACTTCCTCGCTTATAAGCACCTCTATTTCTTTTAATATAGAAAAATACATTGCCAGGGTCTGTCATATCTAAAACACTAAGGCTTCCTGTATTATATACTTTATCATCCCAACATATTTCTAATTTTGGTGGATATATTGTATGTGTATTTCTAGAAAAATATTTAATCATACCATATTTGTATTTATCATGTTCAAAACTAGCTTGATTAGCAAGAGAGCTACCATAACCAAAAGAGCCAGAAAGCTTTATTAAAAAACCGTGGTTTGTTATTGGATAACCACTAGAACCAATAGCTGTTGATTGACTCCAATCTGATAGTATACTCTTAACACTTACTCTCATGTCTAAACTTTCATTTGGATTTGTGTTGTAATTATACTCGTGTACAGCAACTGATGACGTCCACCAAGAACCACCACCCGTATTTGTTACACCGTTAGACATTGTTTCTCCTGCTACCAATTGTGCGTTTATTATTGGCCAAGCCTGTCCAGTCGTATCTTCACCTTTGTAATTTACCCAACTAACACCATCTGTTGTTTTAGGTCTGTTGCCTGCACGGCCAATTCCTACATCCCAATTTTTTGAAAGAGGGTGTATACTTAAACTATGACTTCTTGGTATTGCAGCGCCTTCAGTTGAGAATAAATTTAGATATGCATCGCTTGCAGTTGTTCCTGATTCCCAATAACTAGCAGTACCTATTACTGACCAATCAATTGGAAAATATAATAACAATCTAGAATTATATGTGTTAACTGTTTGTGATGACGAAATTATTTTACCTCTTTCAAGTATCTCATCTCCTCCTGTATTCATCCATTTTGTACTTAATCCGGTAGAGGCACCTGAGCCTTCATATATTGTCGCATCTCTTGAAGCTGTTAATGTATATATCATTTTAATATCCCACTATTCTACCTTTAATATCATTATCAGGATATGCAACCTCAAATATAGATGGGTCCATTGAAGGATATATTATTGCATCTCTTGTAGCACCTTTTATATCATATATGTTTCCGCTATATCCATTGTTAATATCATAAAGGTTGTAAATTCTTAAATTCTTTACTGTTTGTACACCTTCAATCTTGTCTAATTCTGTAGCTATTTTAGGTAGCATTATAGGTTCGTTTATTGACCAGTTATCTGGGTCAAAAATACATTTAAGTTTTTCTATACAATGTAGAAGTACTTCTTTGTTTTGATAACCTGGTCTTGGAAGTATAGAAAAATCTACACCTATATTGATAACATGAGCAGTTTTTATATTTATAGCATCTGTTAACATTCTATATTGAGATAGATAAGTCTGAAGATTTTGTTTTGCAAGTTCTGTCATTGGTACACATCTTTTATCTTTATCGTATGCCAATGTATATAAATTTATTGCTAAAGGATTTTTTATTTCATGTGTACCTACAGTCTGCATCCAGTATTGTTCATCTTTATCTAGATATGCTTTTGAAACAGAACCATATTTTGGCGGCATTGCATATACTCTAGCAATATAATCTTCTCTTGTAACTGCTCTGTTTTGAGATGAATAATGTGCAAGTGCATTCTGTCTTATATCATCTGTGGTCTCTTCCGAGCGGCCACCAACTGCAGGTTCTATATTTATACATGCTAATGAGTTTTTAACAATGGTAACTTTACCTGCGTCTAACTCATCTGTATCTAACCAATAATAATCTCCATCTTTAACTATTTCATTTATTTTTCTAGCTGAAACATTAGATGCCAAACCTCCACCTTCCAAATATCTTACTGTTAATGTACAATCCATAGGTGCTTGACCATAAGCTCGTGTAAACATTGTATTTGTAGGGTCAAAAGCTATATCAACATAAGTTGTACCATTCATATAATTTGCAGATGTATTACCATAAGGTAATGCCATACCTATATTTTCAGGGTTAGGTACTATAACCTCATCAGGCTGTGTAGATATACCTGCTCCAAACCATATTTGTGTATAGTTATCTGCTTTTACGTGAGTAGTAAATCTTCTTGCTGTTCTTCTAAGCTTTAATATATATGGGGCATCGTAATTATACGCAGACATTTCAGGGTCTGCTGCCCAGTTGTTAACTACGTCTTCAAATATATTGTCTTGAGCAAGATAAGGTACTTCATACCATTTATTGCCTGCATCGTCTTTTATATCCAATATGCCTATTACTTCTGTAGAGTCTAATTGAATTTTATCAAACTTTCTCGGGTCATCAAATATAAATGTTTCTGTTTTTACCTCACCTGCTATTGCTGGTACTTCTTTTTTTAATAAATAGTATTCAGGGTCTCCTGAACCATCTACTTTATATACAGTAACCTCTCTAGGACTTTGAGGTGTGTCTTGTTTGAAGTCGACAGCTTCTTGGGTCATGAAAATTTCGTTTGTTTTTGTCTTTACTTCTATTCCAGATAGTATTTCCATTGCATATCTAAAATCAGGCTGCATTGTTGCTGCATCTACTGGAACTACCTGATACATTGACATATTAACAATAGCCGGCACAACTGGCTTTGTTGTATATCCTAAAGCTCTTGCGATATCTATAATATTAGTTCTTTCTTCTGCATGGACCAACAAGCTTTCCTTAAGTTGCGCATCTACATAATACGATAAAACATCTCCAACATAAGCTGACATTTCTATAAACATCATACCTGGTGATGACTCATTAAAGTCATTGTATATATCAGGGAAATAATTTTTAGCGTAGTTTACTAAATCATTTCTAAAATTAGAAAAATCTTTATTTAGATATTTTATATCCCTTGTTTGTTTTTTATCCAGATTACATTGATTTGCCATTATAAAGTCCCCACATTTGCTATCGTAATTGTTTCCTTATTCATACTGTCGTTGTATAAGGCAAAAGTGATAGATATATTTACTCTGTTTTCAAATCCAGGTGTTTTTTCAATACCAACATTTAATATGTTTATATATGAAAGCCATATAGATACTTGTTTTAATATTCTATCTCGCAAGTCATTTATTAGCTTAGGTGTTATATTTTCAAAAAGAGAAGCCCATATATCACAACCAAATTCTGGATGCATTACTCTTTCACCTCTGTTTGTTAACACTAGATTTCTTAAATTAGTTTTAGCTTGTTCTATTGTTGTATATGAAAGTGTAAAATCTCCTTGTGTTGAAGATTTTGCAGAACCGTGGAGATTTTCAATGTTAGATAAATTTAAGTCAGCCGAACCAGTATCAGCTGATGTTCCATACGATACATCAAATTTTGTTACAGCGCTAGAATCATTTGTAAGAGGTAGAGTCAAACCAATGGCTCTATCTTTTTCAAAATCTATAGGATTATATCTAAACTCTTCTCTTTTTCTCATTATTTCTTAAATCTTTTTACCAATTCAGAATAGTCTCTGCTCAATGCTTTGTTTAGTGATGGGTCAAGTTTACTTGTATCAACCGGTCTGTTATTTACATCAGTCATTGGTGCAGTTCCACCTTGCATTCCTGAAAACTTTGCTCTTAAACTTTGTGCAGATATTTCTGGCCATTCTGATTCATCATTATAATTTTGAGCAGTCTCATTTAATATTTCATTTAACATGCTATTTTTTGTATAAGTCTTTTCAGATATAGGTTCACGTTTTTTGCTCTGCTCCATTGAAGTTAACACTTCGTTAATCTCATTTGTTACAGCAGCTTTTACTTCACGTTTTACAACCTCTCTGATAATCTTTACCAAATCTTTTTTTGTCATTTTTATGCTCCTATACTTTATATTATATAAATATAACAATAATGAGAACTAGAGCCATGTCATAGGCGTCGGTCCTGAAGTATATATTATTATTGCTTTCATATACCAATCATTTAACATAACACCTGCAGCATTCATCCAGGGAAGGTTTGTTGTTACATTATTACCATACCCCTCTATACTTTCAAAAGGAGGTTGGCCTGGTGGAGGTGTTGCTGTACCTGTAGGTAAAAATCCTGGAAGTATTGCTGCAGCTTGAGCAACAAAACTATTTTTCAACGTTGAATATTTAGGCTCTGATGATTTAGCTCCAAGTAATACAGCGTATTGAGCAGCCCAGCCAGCTTTTAGCATCGTATTCGGAGGTATTAAACCAGCGCACCCAACTTCAGTTGCGTCTGCCCATGCTTTTGCCCAAACTACAGGAGGACCTGGAGGTGGAGGTTTTTGTAGCTGACCTGGTACTGGAACTGGCTTCATAGTATCACCTTCAGCACCTTCAGACCAAGTAGATGAATTAGCGTCTAGCTTTTCTTGAAGCTTCATTACAAATGGTTGTACTAAAAAAGGCATAATTATTGCTGCATTGCCATTAGTTGAGTTTTTAACATTCCATATATTGCTGCATTTATAGGAGGACCTGTTGGACCACAAGGTGTTGGATGTACCTCCATAGTCAATTGGTTAAGTGTCTCCAATAATATATCGGCAAGAGCTGTAACATCTAATTTCCACTTTTTAGTAGAAAGACTTATATTATTTTTTGCAGCTATAAACACACTATCATTCTTTGCATTAAATATAAGACGGTCAGAACTTATTATTATTTGAGGCTTATCCATAAACATATTCAACGGTGGCAGGTGAGGTAAAACTGGACCTGTAGGTACAGTCACAGTTGCAGGTGCTTCTTTATTTGCTAGTGATATGTCTATTTTCTGAGTACTTGTCATCATAATACTGGACAGGTCTGAATTTATATCTTCTATTTTCTCGTCACCAGCAAATCCATTTGTTATAATTGTCATAGGGTCACCACTTGCACCTCCACCTATTGACCAAGTATCTTTTGTTTTCTGTCCTATTTGAGTTGAACCAAATCTTACACCACAATCGAATCTACCTTGAAGTATTAAGTCTCCCTCAAATGGATGTATTTGATTTGTTTGTTTTTCTTCAAATGTATCACCTGGTACATCATTTATACCTTTGTTTGAGTGATAACTTGCATTAGGAAGAGTGTTTTCGTTTTTCTCTCCATATAATGCTATAGTGTCAAGCCAATAAAATGTAGAATTTAATGGGTTTGTTTGAGCTCCTAAACTTGATGCTTTAACGCATACAACAATTTCACCTAATAAAGGTAAACACATATAATTTCTCGAAAGAGGTCTAACCCATATTGCTCCATTATCAGGACCTGAACTAAATTTATGTCCGCCTCCTAAGGGCTTTACTCTCATAGAGCCTATAGATACATCAGTAGTATATGAAGGATGGTCTGAATTTGTTATAACTTCTACAACTTCACCACACATAATGTTGGTGGTTTGTTGCATTTGATGAGAATCACCAAGCTTGGTTTTTTGTACTCTATTTCTCATTTATCTATTATCCTCAACATCTTCTACTGCTTCAAGTAATTGCTTTTTCTCTTCTTCTGTAAGTAGCACACCTGATGTGTCGTTTGTATTTCTACTACTTGCTCTTTGTACTATTGCAGCCATCTTAATTAAGTGCTCATCATTTTTTACAGCAACTTCTAAATATTCTTTTATTATAGGCACCAATATTGTTGCATCACCCATATTCTTAATCATAGGTTGAAGCTGTTTGATTAAATCATTTATCTGTGCTTCTTTTTTAGCAGAGTTATTGTATATGTCTTCCATAAGACCAGAAAAAGTCTTACCTTTGAATATTTCTTCGTCATGACTTTTATTGCTTTCCATATTATTCTCCTATTATATATAAATATCAGATATATACAAAACAAAAGACCTGGAGTCGTTAAACCCCAGGCCTTCTATTATTTAGAACTTTTATTATTTCTTAATAAAGAATGACATTACAATTACTAATACTATCAATCCTACAAATCCACCTTCTCCAAGTGAAGTTACAAGAGATGATAAGTTAGCGATTACATCCATTCCAAATACTGAACCGCCTGTTAAAACAGTCCAAAGGATTGTTACTGGCAATACTGCCATCATGATAGTTAATAAACCACCAAAAAATCCTGTTACGTACTTAATTACTGAATCCATTGTTATCTCCGTTTTCCGTAATACTTGTTTTGTGGCAAAATTGCCGACCTATTAGCGCGATGCATATAACAATTCTTAGAATTTAAGACCGAATCCTAAAGTAAGATTCGTAGTCTTTTCTCCTGAATTGTATACAATTTTTGGGTCAACATACAAGTTGTTGTTCCACAACGTAAACATTTTACCTACACCATAACTAATGTTATCAGTGCTTAAACCATCTGTTGCTACATAAGCAAAATATCCATTTCTAAAATATCTTGCGTGAAAATCATAATCCATATCGACCGTTGAATCAGCTTGAGCAACCGAAACACCGACCATTAGATTATCCATAACACCGTAACCAACGGTAGGGCTTACTGCCCATTCTGTCCATGCGATATTTGCAACATCACCAGTACCTACATACCAATCACCTTTTTCTTGTGCTTGTGTAGAGAATACCGTTGCAATTGCTAACATCATTGTTAAAATCAATTTTTTCATATTAAATTTCCTCTTTTTATTATTATTATTTTGTGGCACTATTGCCACCTTCATCGCGCGGACCTATTAGTTAAACTTTCATAACTAATAAGTTTTTCCTTAAAATCTTTTTTTATTATGTTTACTACTTTAGATATATCTTGTGTTTTTTCACTTGTCATCTCTCGTATTAAAACATAAATTGCTTTTTTATTATATTTTTCTATATTTTCTCTACGTCTAAATAATTCCAATACTGCATAAGCTATTTTTTTATCCGACTGCTTGTTAAATCTACTTTCAACGTTATCTTCATATTTTTCTACAAATATATTTGTAAAATCTCTTAGAGAATCTCTTCTATCGCTATTAGCAATCTCTGCAGATATATTTCTTTGATTGTCAACTGCCAATAAACTAGTTTTCTGCTTTAACATTTTGTAAGCTTTGTTATTTGTTTGTATGCAATAATTTTTAGCAACAATACTAAAATAAGAAAATGCTCTACCTTTTGATTCTGTATATTTACTAAGTTTTTGTAATAAAAAGGCTATTACCTCATATTGCTTGTCCTCGGTCGTTCCATCCATATAAGGGAACTTAAATCTGTTTATTATATTCTGACAAAGTTTCCATATAGGATAATGTATGTGTTCAGAGTATACTCTGTTTCTTTTTGAGTTATCTCTCTCTTTATTATAAGCAATAATAGCCTTTTCAGTTATAGGAGTAAAGTACATTTTATTCTTTCTCTTCCTACCTCGCCTCTTTATATTAGGATTCAACAGTATCTCTAACTCTTCCTGATATTTAGGTAAGTTTTTATAAAAATCATCAACAGGGCTTAGTTTTTTCTTAGTCATCATTTCCATCCAACTCTTCTACTATATTTAATAAAGCACTAAATACTGTACCTGTCTCGTCATCTTTTTCAAAAGCTTCTTTAGAATCTATCCGTCTCATTTCAGATAAAGCATCTCTAACTTTTTGCTTCATATTAAAATATTCAGAATCCTGCTCATCTATAATATCTTCAAAGTTTTCAATTTTTCTCATTAAATTTATTGTAGAATAGACAAATATTATTGTTGTACAAATAAAGAAATATATTAGAATATCTGTCATTTTTTATCTCCATCTCCAAACAATCCAGCAAAAATATCATCAACAGATTTATTTGCAGTTGCAGTATCTAAAGATTTCTTTTTATGCTTTGTGTTTGAAGCTTTTTTAACTTCGCCTTGTACCTTATTTATTTCACCTTCTATTTTCGAAGCCATTAGGTCTGCCTGATGTAATACTAATGGCATGTTTGTCTTAAAGTTTCTATCAGAATTATAATGCTTAAAGTATTGCGTATTAGCTTCATCATATAAACCATCATGTACCATAATGGCAATCATTTCATTTTCAGAAAACTCAATACCAAACTTTTGTAATAACCAAAGACTTCTATGTTGTACTGGCATCCAATTTATTTCTGGATTAAGATTCCAAAGCGAACCTTGATTTTTTCTATGCCATTCGCTAGGGTTAGGTACATATAAATCTTTTTCGAGGTCACCATACTTACCTAAGTCATGATTAAGTGCACAGAACATCAATTCTTCTAATGTATAACCTTCCATATTTGAACCCATATGTTTCCATAAGTCATATGTATGTTTTGCTGCCTTGCAAACTCTTAATACGTGTTCAACATAACCACCTACAAAAGCATTGTGGTAGTTTATATTACCTGATGCTGGTGTGAACATCATTCTTTCTTGAAATGATTTATACATAGCAACAAGCTTGTCTTTTCTATCACCATCAAAGTTTTCTTCAATGATATCCATTAAATTATTCCAATTTTGTAGTAATTGCTCTTCTGTTAAGTTCATGAGTTAACCTCCATTATTTTATTTTTTACTTTATTCCAATAACTTACTGTAGCTGGTTTATCTGCACCTCTTGGTCCGCCGTTCCAACATCTTGCAACTTTTTCAGCTGAATCTAATCCGTAATATTCGCAGTATATTTCAAACATTTCTATAGATTTATATCTATCCCATCTATCAAGGTATGTATATCTTTTAGAATTACCTTTTCTTTCTAATATTCTATTTATATCATCAACCATTGTCTGTCTTATTTGTAAACAGCCAACAGCATCTTCGCTAGCATTGTAAGCCGAATCATTGTAGCTTGATTCTACATACATTATCGAAGAAAGCAAGCTTTTACCGTTTACCTGTATATCAAAGTTCCATATATTGTTTTTCTTCATAGTATCGATTTCTTTTCTTAGACTATCGACAATAAAATCTAAACTATCATTGGCATTAATATTATATTGTAATTCTTTGTCCAGGTTTTCTATTTGTTTTTCGTAGTCTAGAGACATATACAAAAATAAACCTGCAGCTACGACAGTAGCTAACATGTAATAAGTTAATTTTCTCATTTTAATCAAATAAAAGTTTTAATTGTGCAGGGTCACCTTTTTCAACATCCCTACCAAATTGTTCATCTATATTTTTAGTGGAATACCCTAAAGCGTGAGCAAGTCTTTTGCATGTTCTTTTATATTCCTGTATTGATAAATCAGTCGGTATACTAAATTCAATAATTTGAGGCTCTTTAGATTTTAGTCCTCTCGTATATGTTAGTTTGTCTAATGCCATTTCATATTTCTCCATGATTTGATTATATACTATAATATAACAAATTTTTCTTACATATAAAAATAACTAGCTGAAAAGTTTCGTAACCAAGTTTTCGTTAACCTTGCCTTTCAAGATTTTCGAATAATTTTTTATTTTTTGCATAACAACCTTCTTATCTTTTTTCCAACGAAGGCCTTTTAATTCTTTTTTAAGTTTATTTATTTCTAATGCAGCTTTCTGCATATATTCTTGTTTTTCTTGTTTTGTAAATCTACGTTTCTTCTCTACAACTGTAGGGGTTTTTGTACCTTTCAGCTTTGGTTGTTCTACTCCCTTAAAATAAACGTTTCCATTCTTATCTACAAATTCTTTCATAAAATGCCAGCCTGATGGGCGGCCTACATTTCTTCTTGTTGTTAATACTGGCGCTTCACACATCTCCATTACGCATTCGTGGCATGTAACTGCAGTTGTATCCTCAGACACCATTTCAAACTGACCGCATAGCTTACATTCCATATATCTATAGTCCCTATCAGGACTTTGATTCCATCTCGTTCCTTTTCTATATTCTACTGCGTATTCCATATTACTTACCTTTAACTTTATTTCTTATATTATTAAGTATACCTGAAACAGAGTTTATTTTGCCTTCAAAGTCGTTAATTTGACGTAAACCGCTGGCTACCTTACTGTTAAGTGCCTCAACTTTTTCTAAGCGGTTCATTCCTGACAGGTCTAAGCCTAAATCTTTCATCTCATCTTCTTTGTCTTCTAGGCTTTTTTGTTCTTTTATTTTTGCAAATGCGAAATTAGCTGCAACAACCAATGCTATAGCAAGTGGGTCAAATACAAATACAATTAACAGTAAAAACCAGTTAACGACCTTCCCCATATCATATCCAGTTGTCTCTGCAAGATATTTAAGAGGTCCTAATTCTCTTTGCTCTTCGTTGCCAATTTCTTTTTCTAATAATGCCACATCCAACTTATTTATAGAATCCAATACTGCTTCAATTTTTATATTAACATCATCTCTGTCTTCTATTGTATTGTTTAACTCATTTTGTAGAGCTTTTCTAGCAGAGCTTGATGTTGTTGTAATTAACTGACCTGATTCTTTATCAACATACTGCACTTGAGCTGGATTTGATAGCGCTATTCTTAAATCAGAGATTGATTTATTTAACTGCCCTTTTTCTATTTGTAAATCAGCCTTTTGTTCTTGGAACCTAACTTGTTTTTGGTTTATTATTGCTAGTGATTTATCCAGCATCTCTGATTTCGTTGCAGTTTCTTGATATGCGCCAGATAAAAATCCATAGATACCTCCTGATGTAATTATCATCAATACAAAACAAGCAATAGCCAAATATGTTCTAAGTATTTTATTTATAGTGTCCCAATATTGATATAAAAGCGATGCTACTACTAATTTAGCAAATTCTAATGAACCTGCCATTATTATTACCTCAGTAGACGCACCAGCGAATAATTTACTCAGTCCAAATACAGAATAAAATGCAGCTGAACCTGAAACAGCTAAAGCAGCGATCGCTATTATAGTAGGAAAAAGTTTATTCATTAGTTCCAGTCAATTTTGTTTATATTTTGCTGGCTATCATATACAAGTGTGTATAAATTTCTTTCGTCAATTTTTTTAATTCGTATTTCTGTTTCTAAAATACCAAAGCTTAATAACTGGAACCTTATTCTATTTATTTTCTTTAAGTCAAAATTACTTATACAAGTAAAATTATCTATAAAGCTTATTACAACTTTATTTTCATAATCAATTTCTTCTTCACCTTCAAATATATCATCAGCACTAAATTTTTCGCTGTCGTTAAATGTTGGCCAGGTACCTGCATTTTCAGGTCCTGAGTTATATCCTTCAAAAGGAGGTATTAGTGATTTGCCTTGAACCAATCTTTCAAGGTAAAACTCTTTAATTTTTTTATCAAGCTTTTTTACCCAAATATTAAATATTTCAAAATCATTTTCGAATATTGTCTTGTCTTCTATAGAAAGTATAGACCAAAATTCGTTACTTGTTATTTCGCCACTATATTTTTTATGTCCACCTAGCAAAGTACCATCTTTAATTTTCTTATCAAGTCTTTGCTTTTCTTTTTCTGAAAAATTCTTTAATAAGTTTATCATTTTATCTATAGAATTTTCTTTAGTTGTCGCCTTTTTATTTGGAACAGGTAATATTTCCAAATCGTTGTATGTTATTTTTGGCATTAGAGTTTTAAGGCCAGTATCTAATATTTCTTTTATCTCTTGACATTTTTCATACTCTTCTGTCTCGATAAAATATAATATCATATCATCTAATACTTCGCGGAGTTCTTTCTCATCTACATCAATAGGGTCATAGAGCATAAATATTTCTCTGCCACCTTTTCCTAGATTTTCTAATTTAATTTTACCCGTAACAACCAAATATGTTGTTTCGAAAGCTTCATTAAATCCTTTATCTTCGTCTCCTTTATACATAATTCTTTCCATAATTTTATTTTTTACCTCCAACCACCGAAGCTTTGACGGTATGCTTCTTCTACCGTTGGGTCCGGGTGCCTAATTAGGCAGCCATCGCCATTTCAACTTGTTCGCCAGTTAATTGCGTTTGAACTTCCTTATATCCTTATCTCCCTGTCAAATCCAGTCAGCCCCGTATCGTTAAAATTGTTTTGTGGAGCTGGTGGGTTTCGAACCCACGTCCAAAAGAGTAGCTAATATAAGTAATAGCGTTCAAATATAAATATCATATATATTACTGTTTAGAAGCTTTTGCTGTATTCTTATTATAAGATTTTCTTCTGTAATATTTCTTAGATTTTTTTGCGTGAGCCTCTTTTATCTGCTCTTTCAATAAACTATTAACAAACATCTTGTCTGACAATAAATCATTTACTCCTGTATATCTTCTAAGAAAGTATGCTGAAGCTGCAATTGCTCCTATTAGTAAACCTAATATTAAACTTAAAAATGATTCCATAAATATTTACTCCTTTCTTTTATTTTGTGTAACCTTCCCATGTACCTGAGTTGTGTTCTAACATCCCCATTCTTAAAGCTTTTCTGTAAGTTGATTGAGCATCTTGTACTTCTTCTATTAACCTATTACATTCTGAATGAGTAAGTTCAAACTTACTATTTCCAATATTTAATGTACAGATTAAAGGCTGATTAGCTTCTCCCTGAGGATTTTTAGCTTTAGCTCCTTTCATAAGTTTAGAGCTTATTGTACTCCATAACTTTCCATATTTATTAGGATTGAAAGGTTTTTTCTGGTTGTGTTTAATTGGTAATTGATTACCTGGTCCTGTTCTATGTTTTAACATAATTATTTTAGTGGTTAAGCCACAAGCTATTTAATATGTCTACTCTATTAGTTTTTCGACTTCCCCTGTTTATATTATTTTATAGTAATTATTTTAATTATTATTTAATAATTTATTAGTATTAAAGATTAGTAGTTATTACTACTATTATTAGTTTTAGTACTAATATATTAAAAATTTCCGACAAATAAAAATATTTACAGTACTTTTTTACTTAAAAGGATAAATTCCTTCTAGTAACTGAGTCATATATACATCTATCAGATTTTGTTTATATTCAATTGACTCGTTTTTAGACATTATCTTTTCTATATAAT